TGCTGCTGCGACCAGTGCAGCGAAGCTGACAAGTTTGTCGGTGTGCTTTATTGCCATCGGAAATTCACAGTCTGCCGCCATGCGGATGATGTCTTCGCGGGTCATTTACATACTCCGTCAAGGTTTGGGTTACGTAACACAAAAGAAGTTGAACCGACGTTCGGCTTGATGTAATAAGCTTGATGTGAGTGCGGGTCACACAACACCTTCTCATCTGCAAGACGGTGGTCCGAGTCCGCACAGCCAGCAAGGAGCGCTAGCAAAATGACTGCGGCGAAAAGTAGGCGGTTCATAGCACTTCTGCAGCTTCGATGGCGCGGGCGAATGCAAGCTCATCCCTGTCTGAATGCTCAAGTGCATCTAAGAGTTGCGTGATAAGTGCATGTTCGGCGGGGCGGGTCATTCATCCACCTCGTATGTAAGTTCAAAAATGTCGGGCTTGCATGGGTAGAACTCACCCTTAACGCCTTTGATGATGTAGCCACCAACGCTAACTTTGTGATAGCCCTCAAGCGTTCCAATTCCCCACTCACGAACAGTGCGTGACGGTGGATGTGCTGAAAGATGGGTGGTACGCATTTCGGGCCAACGTGCGTTAATGGTGTCCATGCTGTCCCATGAACCGTCCCACTGGATAGCTTCAATGACAACGGGCTTCTTGCGGTAGTAACTCATAGTGCTTCTCCTGTGATGCCATGCGCAGCTTCAATGGCCCGTGCAAAGTTGCGCAGCGTTCCGTTGCCTATTGCTTTCCCGAGGCGGTCAATCTGCTCATCACTGAGCGCCACCCGCTTACCCCGTAGCTCGGCTTCTGGCACAGTCGGCAACTCGTGTGCAGGCTCTACGCTGGCGAGAATCCGCATGAACCGTGCTGCGCCTTGGTTGCCGGTGTAGTGGTCGCCGCCAGCGTCGACAAACGCCATTGCAATATTGCAGTGCCAACTCCATGCGTAGTCTGGGTCTGACCGCATTGCGTCAATCACCGTTTGCATGGCCTTAGCCACTGGTTGCTTCTCCAACTCCGCACACTTGGCATCCAGTGCTGTGTTCTGGTCACAAAGTAGGGTGTTCTCGGTGAGGAGTGCGTCACGCTCAACACGCAGGGCCTCAATCCGGTTGCTGAACCGCTTCGCATCTCCCCGCGCTGCTGCGAGTTGGTCGTACACAAGCTCAAGCTCATTGCATTTCATGCGGTAGTCCGCCTGCTGTTTGATTTGCTCGCGCAGTTGGGCGTTCTCGGCTTCGAGGTCTTTATCTTTCAGAGCTTGGCACTCAGCCAAGAAAGCCATGAATCGCTCTGCATCTGCGTAGGCAATCGTGATGCTGATGGGTGTCAGTCCGTCTTCCAAGTCAAAGTTCATTACGGTCATTTCGCATCTCCAAGGGGCTTCAATGCCATAACGTAGGCGTATGCATCCTGCGGGTCTTTGAAGCATGTAGCTTCGCGGGCAAGCGTGTGAGCCTCGATGTACCTTTGCTCCACAACATTTCGGCGTTCTTTGTTCGCAGCGTCAAACTTAGCTACAAGCGCACGGGCCTTCTTTACCTCTGGCGTGTCTTTCAGCATTACCTTGTCTGCCGCTTTATCACGCACTAGCCAGCCGTACAGGTCAGAGATTCGGTTGTTGAGCAGTTTCTTTTGCTCCATCGTCATGCGTTTCATTTCCCACTCCTTATCTTGTCTTGGTAGTCCGTCACGGTGTCGTCAGGTGAGTAGCAGTTCAGGCAACGCTCACGCTCTTTGGCAACTGCGTCATCAGCACTACATAGACTACATTTGTCGCTGTAAGTGGGTTCACCGCAGTCGCATGTTTTAAGTCCAGTCATTTCAGGTGCTCCTGTATTGCTTTCACTGCCGCATTGCAAAGGGGGCCTTTCCCAGCCACTGCATCAAATGCCTCCAGCGCCTGACGCAGCAAGGCGTCTTGGTTCTCACGCTCTTTGGCAACTGCGGCGGCAAGCAATGCGCGCACGGTGTCGGCGTAGTAAACGTCTCCGACGTAGCAGCGTTTGTAGTGCAGGTCAGTAATGTCCGGCTCAGGTAGGGTGATTTGGTGTTGGGTGGTCATCCCAAAACCCTCCATCCCAGCCACATCATCACCATGGTGAAAGTCACAGTACCAAGCGCCATGACTCCCGCAAGGATGAAGTCAACTAGCGTTTCGTAAATGGACACGGTTTGGTCTTCCATTGGCTCGCAGGTACAAGAGCGGCCTTGGTTGCAGGATTGGGTGCAGTTGTTCAGCATAGAACCCCCAGGCTCTTCAGATGCTTGTGACCGTCGTTGCGGTAGAACGTGCGATCAGCTTGCGAGTACACGCCAGCCATCTTGTTGATTAGCTGCCCTGTTGCCTCATTTGGCTCACGGATGCGCGGGCCTTGGTAGCCAGTCAATCCGCACGACTTCTTTTGCATCGGCGTCAGCTTTTCAAAGCCGGTTTTTATCTTGCTCATACTCCATCCCTTTCTTCAATCAATACCCCGCATACCTCGCGGGCGTTTCTTTGTTTTAAGACGCGATCAATGTTTGCGTTGGTGTGTTGGCAAGCCCTTTGAAACTGGGCGTGTGTCAGTTCACCCAGCAGGCTTTCGTACGTGTTCGCCACTTCCTTGACGATCCCCAACTCTTCGGCTTTGAAAGACTGCGAGCCCTTTTCCTCGCGGCGAATCAATGCACTCGTGTAGGCTCTTTGTGCGTCATCAATCAAGCCGTTGTCGCTCACACGCATGAGCTTGGTAATCGACTCAATCCGGTTGAGACATTCAAAGATCGGACTCCAGTTTTCGCGCTCCCAATGTCCCCGGCTCAATAGATCAATTGCAGTGCGTACCGGGATCATTTGCTTGTCGATCTCGGAAGGCGTAAGAAGGGAAGCCTGGTACTTGGCGTGGGTGATCGGGTTGATCAGCGCCCATACTTTGCGGACTGTCCTTTTACGCATTCCTAGACACCTTCCATGCTTGTTTGGCTGCTGCCTTGATGCTCCAGTTGTTACGCCGGAGTAGGCGGTACAAATCAATGAAGTTGCGCATGATCAAAATGGAACATCGCTGTCTTGCTCTCCATAAGCATCCTTATGCGGCATGGAACGATCTGCTGTGCGCCCTTCAAGTTGACGCGCTTTAAACGCATCGTGGCTGGGCTTCGGTGCTTGGCGCGGTGCAGGTGCTGGTGCAGCCTGTTCCTTGCGGGTGAATCCCAGCTTGCGGTAAGGGTTGCCGTTCTTGTCAGTCGCATTCCAGCTACTAACCCAGTAATCAACACCGTCAATTACTGCTGAACCTTTGCCATCAGGTTGTGTTTCTTTTTCTTTCCGATCGTTTTTGAAAATGCTGCCGGTGTTGTCTTTGGGGCGGTAGGGTGTGTCGTATGCCATTTCAGTCTTTCAAGTTGGTTGGTTAAGCGGCTTTTTGGTAAGTCATGCCAAGAGCCTTGCGGGTCTTCGGATCAAGGAACGACTGCATGTAGAGCGACTGGGTTTCGTCCAAGTTGTATTCGGCGAGCTTGGTGTTGATGGTCTGTGCATCGTTCTCTTTGGCAGAGTCGGTCACCCAGCCAGCGAGGTCTTTCAGAAACTCTTTGTCTTCGGCGCTCAAGTCATCACCGATGCCACCAAGAGCAGGCTGGCGCAGGTTGTGAACCTTGGCTGTCTCTTCTTCCGGCAAGTCTTCACCGGCATAGATGTACAGACCCAAGCCATGCATAGAAATGCACTTAGTCAGGCAGCGCACGATTGCGGTGTTGATGGCGAAAGCATCAGGGTTTTTGATGGCCTGATTGCGATGGTTCATAACCGGGAGCCAACAAGTCTTGCTATGGCCCTTGATCGTCACCAGAACCTTCACCAAGGCGCTGGAATCAGGCAGGAAGGTGCAAGGTAGTCCATTGAACTCCACAGCCTCCCAAGTGGCTTGCGGGTCAATCTTGAGGACTTCTGCCCATGCCCATGCCCACGACAGATAAGAGAGGTTGTTCTTCTTCTCAATGTGTTCATTCACATTGATCTTCAAAAGATCGCTCATACCAGTTCCCCTTCCATAATTTCAGCTACTTCGCTGTCAGTAAATCCACGTCCTACAAGCTCCTCTGCTACGGCTTCGCAAGTAGCACCAAGCTTTCCCATCAGGACAGCGATGGCCTCTTGCTCAGTGCGTCCGTAACCGATGGGGCCACCTTCGTCGTCAAACTTTTCGGCATCCACTGCGCACCAGTCGAAGTCACGCTTAGGAACTGGTGGGTTGATAAATTGGGTTTGGATGTTCATTTCCTTCCCCTTCTTTGTCCCTTTTCAAGCATCCTTCTTTGCTCTCTATTGATGGGTTTGTTTTCTTCCAAAAACTTGCTCAACTTCTGCTTGTGGCAATTAGTTTTTTTCTGAAGAAGAAACGATCGAATGGCCGTGTTAGTTTTCATTCATGTCCTCCCAAACATTGACTCTTGGCGTGTACTTGGTGGTAGAGACTTCTTCCAGCCATTTGCGAACTTCAGAAACTCTCCATGCAGTAATTCGTGTGCCAAGTGACACGGGCTGCGGAAACGTTTTTGCTTTCACCTTTCTCCACAAAGTTGGTGCGCTGAATGGGAGTGGAGGATTTGCGGTTGGGTTTTTTGGATCACGAACAAGCTGGTTAATCCTGATAAACCCAGAATCCGGCATTTCTTCAAACGTGATCTGTTTCTTGCTAGTCATCACAGCACCATGTAAAGAGTTACAAAAGCAATGAAGTAAGTGACACCAAACAGGATGCGAGTAGGCGTCCAATACTTCACTTCGTTGTCTTCGATGTAGGGGCTGCAATAAGGCCCGTAGGCTTCGACAAGAGTGCGAGGGTGGCGGCGGGTGGTGTGGTTCATGCTGCCTCCGCAATGTCTGCGTCTTCAGAGAACTCGGCTTCCAAGTCGTTGCGCTGGTAATCAGTGAGCGCGTCAAGAATGTCAACGCCCTTAAACATCACGCTTTGAATGTCAACCCACACCATTCCGTCTTCACGCTCTACGTCAGCGGTAACGGTCACGATTGCGCGGCCTTCCCCGACTGTTGTTTGCTTGGTTGCTTTCATCTTCATTCCCCTTCCGCTTTGTGTGTTGCGATGGGTTTTATTATGCCTTAAAGAATACATAAAGCAAGCGTAAAAGCATACAGATGTAAAATATTTTTTAGGGATAAACCCTTAGCCTGCTTTTGGGCACAAAAAAGCCGCCTCAATGGGCGGCTGGAGAGGACCAGATGGATTTAGATGAGACTTTGGCGGCTCACGCTGCCTTCATACAGAAGCTAGGAGCAGGCGAAGGTTTGCAAAAATCTCCGCAATGTCCTGATCTGGAATTTGCTGAAAGGGTGAGATGTGCTCTGCTTCTTCTATTAGCTTCACCAGTGCCTGGCGATTCTGCGGAACGTATCTAGTCAACCCAATGAATGCGGCCTGAAACGCCACATTTTGAAGGCGTAGTGCATGAATGTCTCGCTCTAGCTTCTCAATTCTTTCTTCCACTTTCTGTACTCCTCTTGTTCAACCCTTCCCGGTAGAGAATCCCACCAATCCCTGCCAAGATGGCTAGATCGTCCTCAGTTAGCTTGTCTTCGCAAGACTCTATCCACGCCGCTAGGTCACCGATAGCGTCCTCTATCGTGTCCTTGCTTCCCTGCATGTCCAGCATCTCTGCCCGCTGCTGGAAGATGGCGATGAGGGGATGGGTCAATTGCAGTTTGTAAAAGCCGCACCGTTGGAGTACCTGGTGACGCAATTTGTGCCAAATGGGCGAAGAGGTGCAGCGGGTGCTTGAGGTCTTGCCATTTGTAGTAATTGAAGGCCGGTTGAAATTTCTGCCTGCCTGCGGGACTCCTTAAGCGCCTCCTGCTGCGCTCTCTGTTGCGATTCAATCATGGCTTGTTGCTGCTGAAGTTGCTGCTCTTGAATCTGCTGTTGAGCTTGCTGCTGCGCCTGTTGATTGTTGAACGCCTGCATCTGGCGCTCGTACTCAGCGCTGGAACGGGCATAGATCTTTCTAGCTTCGTCTGAATACTGATCCGGCGTGATCTGCTTCATGTCCCGCTTTCTTGCTATTGGGATCAGTTCTGAAAAAAGCTGCATTCTTACTACCTTGTATGGGTGGTATGGCAACTTTTCCAGCTTGTCAAAAGCCGCAGTGAAATACCCTGCAAAAGTCATCCTTCCAGTCTCAGCATCCCGAGCAGCAGCGTTTTCCCAATCAATGTACTCCTTGAACGGATCTGATTGCGCCAGCGCCTGCGAAGCCAGCAGAGACAACGAAACGACAACAATTGATAGCGTTTTTTTCATATCACCTCTCCCTTAAAAAAATACTCAGTTATCCACAGACTTGTACCTTGCAATTGCATGGATTACTGTATGAAAATCCATGCCTCGTAAGGGAAAGCAAATGCAAAAAAACAAAGAGCACCGCATCATCCAATCCATTGTGGTGCGTGGCGAAGATTACATGGCAGCAATCGAGGAAAGTCTTGAGCTGTCTCGCAATGGGATCATCCGTATCGTTCTGCTGCCTACACAGGCTCATCACCGCGTTGGGCTGGATTCAGCGCGGACGCTGGAAGAAGTCCTATCCACATCTGCACTGCAGCTAGGTATGCCTTCTCCCTGTCATCAGGGTTAATCGCTGAAAGCAACTTTGCGAGCTGCGCAACCTGTAGCTTGATCTCATCCGTTGCCCCTGGCGCTGGCGGCTCAAACCGCGCCAACTTTTCACCGTCACCGTAGAACAACCAATAAGGGTTGCACTCTAGGGCCGCAGCCAAGCTCAAGATTTCCGTTGTCTTGAGCATCTTCCCCTTCTCCAGCTTGGAAATGTCCGTCTGAGAAAGGCCGCAACGCTCTGCAAGCTGAGTCTGGTTCAGCTTGAGTTCATCGCGCCTGTTGCGAAGTCGTGATGCGAAAGTGTCCATGGGGGCATTATTCCGACTTGCATATTCCTAAACGCCTGTGTAAAATAGGCGCAAAGGGATAAATATGGAAGCTAAAGACATTGTTCAAGCCCTGCGGAGTCGCGGAATGACTCAGACGCAGATTGCCGATGCCACAGGCATCCCGCAGCCAACGATCAGCAAGATTGAGCGTGGCGAAGTAATGGATGTCATGTCCAGAAGCTATCGCGCATTGCTTCAAGTTCTCAAGAAGGCACCCAAGAAAGCGGTGGCCTAAATGTGCATTCCAAAAAATGATGGATTGATTGGCGCTGAAGAAGTTCGCAATCGTTATGCATATAACCCAGACACTGGACAGATAGTTCATGCGCGGGCAGGAAACTCCAAGTTGAATGGCAAATCTGCTGTGACTATGCGCAAGGATGGTTACGCGCAAGTACAGATTGGTCGAAAAAGCTATCGCGCACATAGGTTGGCGTGGCTCCTGCATTACGGCATATACCCGTCTGGAGTCATAGACCACATTAATGGAAACCCATCGGATAACAGGATTTCCAATTTGCGCGATGTGTCGCAGATGGAAAACACACACAACCGTACTGTAAGTAGTACGAGAAGCCACACCGGTTTGCTCGGTGTTGTCAAAGATAGGAGCGGCTTTCAAGCAAGGATAAGAGCGCATGGAGTGCAGCACTACCTTGGCTGGTTCAAAACAGACATTGAAGCCCATGCCGCTTATGTGAATGCCAAGACCAGCATTCATGGAGTTTCCCATGCTTGATGACAACAAACGCACGGAGGCCATCAAAGCCTTCTTCACCGAGCGCGAGTACCTCGACATTTGCCGCCAAGCCGTACGCGAAGACCGCAAGCCTGGTGAGTTGGTGAGGGTGATTGTTCGCCGTTCCATGTATGGAACTATCGGCGGTGACGCTCAAGAAGTCCACGGGGCGAATAGTGCAGACGGGGGTAACTCCTGATGTTGCTTACCGCACAGACATGGGCAGACGGGACGCCACGTTCCACCGGCAACGCATTCGACATTGCGCCTCGCCCACTCACGCCAGAGCAGCAGAAGAAGCAGCGCATTCGTGAACAACGTGTACGCGCATACGACAGGAAGCTGGCTGCACAGGGCCGCACTCGCAAGGCCGTAGGTAAAGCACTTGTGACCCGCACTAACCGCAATGCCCATCTTGGCGCATTTGCGGGCCTCTCCAATTCTGAAAAGGCTCCCCGATGAATCAGCACGACAAGTTGAAGAAGCTCCTGCTTCGCAAGTCTGGATGTACTTCTGTGGACATTGCAGCAGTGCTGCCAAGCGTGTCCCCTCACAGAAGGTTGTCAGACCTTAAAGAGCAAGGCTGGGTGATCTTGAAGAAGCAGGAAGGCCGCTTGAAACGTTACTTTGGCCAGGCACCAAAGGCATACCAATGAACGCCTTTCAGATTCCAGCCAAGTCCATCTTTTTGCCAGAGCCTAAGCGCTCCTATCCGCAGTTGGACTACTACCACCGAAAGATGGCATTGGGCACACATCCACGCCAGCTTCGTCGTGCAGGTTTGCCAGTTGTTGATCAGCGCATCAAGGCAGACCAATAAAGCGAAAAGCCCACCTAGCGCGAACTGGATGGGCCTTCTATTCATCAATCAAACATACCTTAACCGATGACTGAATTTGATTTTAAGGCAAAAGTTTCGTTACTGCACATGCAGCCTTCACACGAGATCGAAGTTGCTGAGATTGAGGGATGCCGTGTGTTGATCTCTCAAAAGACCGCAACAGAGGTAAACCAAGTAGAGCTTACGAAGCACCAGGTTCTGTATGTCATCGCTGCTCTTAACGACTTCATAAGGGCGAACTGATGCACTACTACCAGTTCAACATTGGTGACTACCGCAAGGACACCATTCACTTGTCCCGTCTTGAGCACAGCATTTACCGGGACTTGATTGATTGGTATTACCTTGAAGAAACACCAATACCAAAAGAAACCCAAGTGGTTGCGAGGCGCTTGCGCCTTGGTTCTGAATTGGACTTGAACGCTCTGAAAAATGTACTTTCAGACTTTTTTTGTGAGTCAGAAGCTGGGTTTAGGCATGGACGCATTGACGCAGAGATAGCCGCATATCACGCTCAGTGTGAAAAAAACCGTGCGAATGGTCAAAAAGGTGGGCGTCCGAAGGCTCAAAAAACCCAGTCGGTTTCCAGTGGGTTGCCAGTCGTGCCCCAAACGGATGCCACAGCTAACCCTAACCATAAACCACTAACCACTAACCAAGTAATAGATATGTCGACAGCCAAGCTGCCGACCTGCCCGATAGACAAAATCACGGCGCTTTACAACAGCATCCTCCCAGAGCTTCCGTCAGCAAAGGTGATGAACGCAAAGCGTGAGTCGGCTTGCCGCAAGTTTTGGAAGTTTGTTCTGACAAGCAAAAGGTCTGATGGCACTCCGAGGGCTTCCACCGCATCGGAAGCCATTGCTTGGATAGAGGCGTACTTCACGCGCACCAGAGAAAACGACTTTCTGATGGGCCGCACAAAACGCTCTGAGCAACATGCATCGTGGCGTTGTGACTTTGACTATCTCCTGAGCGACAAGGGTATTTCCCAAGTCATTGAAAAGACTCGGGAGGCTGCATGACCGTCCAAGCTGAATACGGAGTCCTGTCTATCGGGTTTGGCTGGCTACCGGCCATTGAGCAGGTTTCCGACTACCTCAAGCCTGAGCACTTCCTTGAACCGTCCAATGCATTGATGTACCGGGTCATGCTGGACGCACTGGCGAAGCGTGAGAACGGCATTGACATTGTTGTGATGCATGAGCGCATCAATGGTGTTGAAACGCTGGATCACCTGCACGCCATCTCAGAAACCTACGTTTCTGGAAAACAGGGCGTTCATTCCCTTGCGAAGCTGATCGTCAGCAAAGCCCGTGAACGCAAGCTCTACCAAGCGTCTCAGACCATCGGCGCATTGGCGTTCTCTGATGGCGACATTGATGACCGCATTGACAAGGCTCAGGCCGAGCTTGCAAAGCTGGAGTCGGCAGAGGCAGCAGACGAGTGGATTGATGCCCACACGGGGGCAATGCTGCACCTGGACCTTATCGAAGCGCGTGAACGTGGAGACATTCAAGGCATCAAAACCGGGCTGATCGACTTTGACGAACTGCTAGACGGTGGATTCCAGCGCGGCAGCCTGGTGATTGTTGGTGCGCGTCCTGCGATGGGCAAGACTGCGATGGGCCTAACCGTTGGGCTTCACATTGCCCAAGATTGGCACGTTGGATTCCTTTCGATGGAGATGCCGCACGCTGACGTTCGTGACCGTCAAACAGCAATCCTCGGGAACGTGTCTATTTCGACGATTAAGCGTCCGAAACAGGGTCTGGAATACAACCGGGTAGTGGATGCCGTAGAACGCGCCAAAACGCGCAAATTCTATGTGTCCGACAAAGGCGGTTTGAACATCCTCCAAGTCCGTGCAAAAGCCCGCGCGCTCAAACGCCTTAAAGGTCTGGATGTTTTGGTTGTGGACTACATCGGATTGATGGCAGGAACCGACTCCAAGCAGTCTCGTGCGTACCAGATCGAGGAAATCAGCAAGGGCTTGAAGACGCTGGCGAAAGAGTTGGACATTGTGGTGATCTGCCTCGCACAGGTGAACCGTGGTGCTGCTGAACGTGGCAACCAAGTGCCTGGACTGCATGACTTGCGCGACTCTGGCTCCATTGAGCAGGACGCTGACGTTGTTGGATTTATCCACAGGCCAATCATGTCCAGCCCCGAGTTGGGTGATCGCTGGAAAGATTACGCAGTCTTTCGCATAGCCAAGAACCGCCAAGGCCGCACAGGTGATGTGCATCTGTTCTATGTCGCTGACCAAACGCGCTTTGGTGCATGGGCTGGCGAACCACCAACTAACACCGTCAGCAAAAGGGGATTTGAATGAAGCAAGAACTTTGGGTCTTGGAGTGGTCAAAGCATTCCAACAACTTCCACATTCAGGAATTGTCTGATTCGCTGGCGTGGGCGCAGATGTGCTTTGTGGAAAACAAGCCAAACCTCTGGTCAATCCTAATGGTTGGAACGCATGACGCTGTGAGCGCAATGGCTGACACACATCGGCACCGGTTGCAAGAGCGTGGGGTGAAGCATGCATGAACCACTTTCAAACCATGCTGGAACACCTAGTCCGAATGGCTCAGATTCCCGGTGCAATCGATCAAGCCCGTCACCGCTGCAAGGAGTTGGAGAAAACCGACTTGTACGCAGGGATTGGGAAAGCAGTTGCAGCGGAGTTAAAGCGACAAGGCCCCGCATTTACCTCAAAGGCCACTTTTACGACTGCGGATGGAAATACGAGCGCTGGATTTGTGCCGGTGGAATGCAAGTAGGGCATGGATCGTCGCCACTGGCAGCTTATGACGACTGGCTTTTGCGGAGTCTGAAAGCATGAGCAGCACTTACACGCTCTACAACGCCCAGCAGGGCCACAAGGCGCTCTCAGACCTGTGGGGAGTAGTCAAGCCTTACCTAGTCGCTGGACACCGCCTGCAAGTCACCGTGCGCAAGGAAAAGCGCAGCAACGAGCAGAACAAGAAGATGTGGGCAGCACTGTCAGACATTGCCAACCAGGTGGAGTGGTACGGCGAAAAGCTGACGCCGGAAGACTGGAAAACCATGCTGACCGCCAGCCTGCGTAAGCAAAAAGCTGTGCCTGGCATTGAAGGCGGGTTTGTCGTTCTAGGGTTGTCCACCAGCAAGATGACGCGTGAAGAGATGAGCGAGTTGCTGGAACTGGCGATTGCTTTTGGTGCTGACAAGGGGGTCATGTTCCATGAAGGATAAGACTTGCAAGCACTGCGGCTCCTGCTTCGTGCCAGTTCGCCCACTCCAATCCGTCTGTTCGCCCATCTGCGCCAGCCGGTTGGTAAAGACAGCCAAGAAGGAAGAGGCCGAGCGCACCAAAGCGCGTAAGGCTGCACTGAAACGAATCCCCGACTTAATCAAGGACGCCCAAATTGCCTTTAACGCTTTCATCCGTCTACGAGATCAAGCGCAGCCGTGCATCTGCTGTGGAAAACCTCTTGCCGAATCCTCGGTTGGTGGCGGTTTTGACGCTGGACACTACCGCAGCACTGGTTCTGCCAGTCACCTCAGATTCAACGAGGACAACTGCCATGCTCAAAGAAAGGTCTGCAATCGATACGGTGCAGGTAGGGCAGTTGATTACCGCATTGGACTCATTGCCCGCATCGGCCTGGGACGTGTCGAAGCCCTTGAATCAGATTGTGTGCCGCATAAATGGACCCGCGAAGAACTTTTAGAGATCAAGGCAACGTACAAGGCAAAGCTAAAGGAGTTGGAATGCAAACAATCAGCGTAGACGGTGGGTTTCTGAGGGTAGAGGGGACAGAGGGAGACTTGTGCCGGATGCTGGCCCAACGGCAGGAAACCGGGATTCGCAAATATGGAACTACGGTACGCAAGAACCCTCTAACGCTTCGCCAGTGGCACCAGCACCACCTGGAGGAGCTACTTGATGCAGCCGTTTACGTCATGCGAAAAATGGAAGAGCTAGACAAATTGGAGGAAAAGCAATGATGAATGACGCATGTTTCATACTGGACGATCTGTTGGCAGAGTGGCATAAATGGTCTAAAGCCTTTGCAATCCTTGGTTCGCACGGAACTGCGCCCATGTTCACCGGCCAAGTCAGTTCACGGCAATGGGATAGTGAGTCAGACGTAGTAGACGGGACGCTGCACAACACCCAGATGGAGGCCGTGGATTTCCATATCGGCGAGATGAAGCCGGAGCATAGGACAGCTATCTATCTCAACGCCAGAAACCTACACACAGGCAAGCAAGTGTGGAACAGTCTGCGCCTTCCATCAGATCAAACAGAGCGCCAGAAAGTAGTGGCAGAGGCTAGAAATATTTTGGTCAAGCGCTTGACAGCCGCCGGAATTATGTGAAAATTCCGCTCGTAGGCGTAGCTGTCTGCAAAATTAGCCTCCTCTCGCAAGACTGGGGGCTTTTTCGTTTATGCGGGGTCTGTCCACATCCATTTTTTGCAGCTAAAGCAAACGGACTGAACCCTGCACCATTCCCCAAACCCAATCCGCACATAGAACCCCTGTTTTCTTCATTGGCAGGCTCTGTTCTATGGGTTGGCCCCTGGACGATGGGTAAATCGGCCTAACTCCACCACGAAGCCCTCGCCGGATGCTCTTGCCCCTCCCAAGACGCCGGTGAGGGTGGTGGACTACTTACGCATGGTGATTGAAGCCACGGGCCGCAAGCCTGAGTAACGGTGTCAATAAAAGGTAATCAGCTGTAAAGCCTGTGAGCCACCGCAAATAGTCAGTCGCCAGCCGTAAATAACTTACTCCCCTTATCAGTTTCCGGCTGATCTTCGCCAGCCTAGTGCTGGCTTTTTTATTTGGACACTCCGCAAGGAACCCATGAGCCATGACCCTCACCGCCAAACAGGAGAAATTCTGCCAATCCATCGCTGATGGGATGAACCAGTCCGACGCTTACCGTGCCGCTTACAGCGCCGGGAGGATGAAGCCAGAGACGGTGCAGAACAACGCATACAACTTGCTGAAAAACAGCGAGGTTGCAGCGAGGGTGGGGGAGCTTAAAGATGCGCTGGCAAACAAAGCCCTATGGACTCGTGAGCAGTCTGTGTCTGTCCTGGCTGATGTGGCATCTAGTGCAAAGCCTGGTGAAAAGGTGAGCGCGGTCAAAGAGCTGAACGCCATGCACGGCTTTCTGGCTCCGACAAAGCACGAAGTTGATCTCAAGGTGGTTGTAAATGTCCACTTTGATTGAGGTAAACCCGAGGCTTCCCAAGAAGCTGCAGTTCCTGTTCAAGCCTGCGCGGTACAAGGTGGCCCGTGGTGGCCGTGGCTCTGGTAAGTCGTGGGGATTCGCCCGTGCGTTGATCCTTCGCGCATTAGGCAAGCAAACCCGTGTGCTATGTACGCGAGAAGTGCAGAAGTCCATTCAGCAGTCGGTGCATCAGCTTCTGAGCGACCAGATTGCAGAGTTGGGTTTGTCGCCAGTGTTTGAGATATTGCAGACGGAGATACGCGGCCCGCACGGTTCTCAGTTCTTCTTTAGTGGTTTGTCAGACCAGACAGCAGACAGCCTCAAGTCATTTGAGGGCGTGGATGTTGTGTGGTGTGAAGAAGCCCAGTCGATTACAAAGAAGTCGTGGGACATTCTGATTCCGACTATCCGCAAGGAAGGTTCGGAGATTTGGGCAACGTACAACCCGCAGCTTGAGAGCGATGAAACGCATCAGCGGTTTGTTGTGAAGCCTCCACCGGATTGCGTCTGTGTGGAGATGAACTACAACGATAACCCGTATTTCCCTAGCGTACTTGAGGCAGAACGCCAGCACGCTGAGAGGGTGATGCGCAAGGAAGATTACGACCACATCTGGGGTGGGCAGTGCAAACCCGCCGTAGAGGGTGCTATCTACTTCGATGCCATGTCTGCGTCACTGGCAGCAGGGCGCATCCGAGAGGTGCCACATGATTGTTCGCTGAAAACCCATGTCATCTTTGACTTGGGGATGGCTGACAGCATGACCTTGATCTTGGTGCAAAAGGTTGCATCCGAGATTCGGGTGGTTCATTACATCGAGGGCAATCAGCGCATTCTTGCTGACTACAACGCAGAGTTGCGTAGTCTTCGCTTGGACGATCAGCCAATGAACTGGGGCAACATTTGGCTGCCGCACGATGGATTTCACACCCGGCACCAGACGGGCAAGGACGATGCAACGATCTTGCGTGGGCTGGGGTGGACAGTTCAACAAGTGCCCAATGTTCACGTGAACAGCGGCATTGACCGGGCACGGGAGATATTTCCCCGCGTGTACTTCAACAAGGCCCGTACAGAGCGCCTGGTGGAGTGTTTGAAGCGATACCGCTGGAACATCAGTCAGAAGACTGGCGAGGCTGTCAGCCCGTTGCACGACGAGTTCAGCCACGGTGCGGACGCATTCCGCTATCTGGCTTTGGTTGCTGACCAACTGACAAACGAAGAGTGGGGCGGTAGTTTGAACTACCCCAAACTTAACCACGCATGACATACGAAGAAACTATCCGTCTGGTCAAAGCGAACCAAGCAAATGCTGGTAAGCCGGGGTTCAACGAATACGGTGTGCCGCTTCATGCGTGCCATGGATACAAGCAAGATGGGCACTATTGGGCTTGGATTCGGTCACGCATACCCGAACTGATACCGCCGCACTTACGAGCGGCTTGAAATTAACTTAACGCAGTGATGCGCTGGAACTTACATGGCAAAAGGACTAACCGCCGATGAACTGAAGGCACTCGTTCAGAGTGAGCTTCGTCAGTCCTTGGGCTTCAACACGTCCAAACTCGCCACAGCACGGCAAAAGTCGATGTATTACTACCTCGGCCTGCCTGTGGGTGATCTGACTCCACCGGAGATTGATGGGCGTTCGTCCGTTGTATCTACTGATGTGCGCGACACCATTGAAGCAATGCTGCCGCAGTTGATGGTGACGTTCACGGGTGGCGATGAGATCGCAGAGTTTGAGGCGCAAGGCCCGGAGGATGAGCAGAAGGCCCGGTCTGCCACGGAGTACGTGAACTATCTGTTCTTCAAAAAGAACGCTGGGCACCGCATTGCATATACGTGGATGAAGGATGCCCTTCTCCAGAAAAACGGCATTGTGAAGGTGTGGTGGGACACGCGCCACGAGGAAACCAAGGAAGAGTACAAGGGCCTTGGTGACGTTGAGCTTGCGCAGATTCTGGACGATGAAGAGATCGAGGTGATCGAACAGAACACCTATCCAGACGAAGAAGACGCAGAGCAGCGTCAGCAGGCCATGCAGCAGATGGGTATGCAGCTAGAGCAGGCTATGGCAGCGGCTCAACAGGGAAACCCCAAGGCACAACAGGCCGTTATGGGTATGCAGCAGCAACTTGCACAGATTCAGGCCCAGCCGCCCAAGATGCTGTACGACATTGTTTGCAAGCGCGTGAAGACTGCGGGCAAGATTCAGATTGACAACGTACCGCCTGAAGAATTCCTGATCAGCCGTAACGCTAAAGACATTCAAACTGCACGCTTCTGCGGCCATCGTGTGCAGCGCACATTGTCTGAGTTGAAGTCGATGGGTTACAAGAATGTCGACAACCTTTCTGGTGATGATCAATCCCAAGGTCTGAACATGGAGCGCATCCAGCGCCTAAGCTGGAACGACGAAAACGCCTATCTGTCCAACGAGATCACGGTGGACGATGCGCAGAAGACGGTGTGGGTGACTGAGGGTTACCTGCGCTGTGACTTTGATGGTGATGGCATTGTCGAGTTGCGAAAAGTGACAGTGGCCGGTAACGAGTTGCTGGACAACGAGGAGGTGGATTACACGCCTTTCGTGTCTATCACTCCGGTTCCTTTGCCTCATACGTTCTTTGGCCTGTCTGTTGCTGATCTGGCGATGGAAAGCCAGCGCACCAAAACGTCCATTCTGCGCAGCCAGTTGGACAACATGTACCTGAACGTCAATGGCCGCTACTTTGCCGTTGAAGGGCAGGTCAACCTTGATGACTTGCTGACATCTCGCCCTGGTGGCGTGGTGCGTATCAAGCAACAAGGGGCAGTGGGCCGGTTGGATCAAGGTCTTGGCAACTCCGGTGAGTCGTACCAGCTCATGGAGTACATGCAGCAGGACTTGGAGAACCGCACGGGTTGGTCACGCCAGTCGATGGGTAACGATGCTTCTGGTTTGCAGACTACTGCGACAGCTGCGAACATCGTCACCAACAAAGCGGATATGCGAATCGACATGATTGCGCGGAACTTCGCTGAAGGCTTTACAGACCTGTTCAAGCTGATTCTGAAGCTGGTTTGTCAGCATCAAGACAAAGAAGCCATGGTGAAGCTGTCCGGTGGATGGCAGGCCATTGATCCGCGTGAGTGGCGCAACCAGTTTGATGTAACGATCAATGTCGGTATCGGCATGGGGAATAAGGATCAGAAGGTGCAGCACCTGATGGCCTTGATTCAGCAGCAGGCACAGACATTCCCGCTGGGTGTGGCGAATCCTGAGAACATTTATCAGGCAAGTGCTGAACTGTCCAAGCTCTTGGGCTTCAAGAACGGCGACAAGTTTTTTACTGACCCAGCCAAAGCACCGCCCAAGCCTCCGCAGCCCAATCCTGAGCAGATGAAGGCACAGGCTCAGATGCAGATAGAGCAGGGCAAAGCACAGACTTCCATGCAGATTGAGCAGATGAAGGCTCAGATTGCAGACAAACAGCATCAGCGTGAGATGCAGCGTGACATTGAGCTTGCACGCCAACAGCAAGAGTTCCAAGCCCAGCAAGACACGCTTGCAAAGCAAATGGAGCAGCAGGCTAAAGAGCGTCAGGCTTTGACCGAAGCGCACCAAGCCGATTTGCAGCGTGCCCATGAGATGGCAATAGAGCGCATGCGTGCAGAAGTCCAACTAATGACGGCTCAGATTTCAGCGCAGGCAACGGTTAGCAAACAGCAAGACGATGCGGCAGATGCTGCACTTTCAGACGAGGCGGGTGAATACTGATGGCAACATTTACAGACGGTCAGGTTCTCAGCCTTACCTTTGACTACGACGACGCCGTAACTTTCTCTGGCAAGGGCGTTGCAACGATCACAACGTCTAGCGGATCGGTTTACACGTCATTCCTGAGTGGCGTTCAAGTTTTAGGCCCGTACAAGCAAAACTCTACGAGCGTGAGCATTGCTTGCTCTGGTACTGGGACTTATACGCAGACCAGCACAACGGTTGGACCTGTACCGACTTATTCCCTCGCCTCCGACGGCACCCCCACCGGGCTGGTGGGGCCTAGCGGGCAGGTGATGCAGCTTCGCAACGCAAACACATTGGCAATCATTGGCGATTCGGTGAGCGCGTTGTGGCGCAGTGTTGGCGCAACCATCTCGGAGCGCAACCCCAAGGGCTACATTACTTGGGCGCTGGCACTTTCCAAAGACCGCCTGACCGTTGTCAGTGACCAGTCGCTTGGTGGCTCAATGCTTACGGGTGCTGGCGCTGGAACAAACATCAGTGCAACCCAATTGCCTTTAGCGATTGCATCCGGCGCTGGGCATCTGCTGGTTCAAGGCGGCGTAAACGACTTTTTCCAAGCTGGTGCTGCTGTGGCAGATGTGAAGGCTGCATGGCTGACGATTGTCAACTCTGCGATTGCCGCAGGCATGACCGTCTGGTGGGTCATCGCACCAACCGTGAATTCAGCCTATAGCTCGTACTCCGTAGCGGCGCAGGGGAAGATGCTGGAGGTCAACGACTGGATTCGGCAGCAGGCATCCACTCAATATGCGAAACGCGGCGTGTTCGTGGTTGATCTTGCCGCCGTGGTGGTTGACCCGGCCAGCACTACCGCAAGCGGCTTGACGAATTATCTCTACGACAATCTGCACCCTCGCAACATTGGCGCGTATCCTATGGGCGCGGAGCTTGCGCGGATGTGGAATCTGTTTATCCCCGAGTCGCATCAACTGCTTTCCAGCAATGCGGACAACAAGGCATATTCCGCTTCCAGCACCAACATCTTGACCAACGGGCTTTTTGTAACTGGTGCTGCGCCCGGAACTGGCTTCACCCGCTCTTTGACTGGCACTGCTGGCAGCACAACGGAGACGCTGGTTGCGCGTGCTGACGGCTTTGGATTTGACCTGCAAGAGGTTTGCACCTTTGCTGCGAACAACGATTCTTTGCGCGTCACCACTGGCGACTTGAAAGCGAACGTGTCGAGTGGCGATGTGCTGGTGGCTGAGTGCGAAGTAACGCTCAGTTCCTACACGGCAACCCGTTGTGTGCGCCTTAACCTGAGTGCAACAGGAGCATCAAGCAGCTTCACCGCCACGACCATGCAGCTTGATGCGACAAACGACCTCTCCATGGCCGCGCCAATGCCTGCGAGTTTGACCATGACCCTGCGTACCAATCCGTTCACTGTTGACACGGTGGCGCTTGGCGCTCTGACTAACGTGCAGTCGCAAGTGTCCGTGTTTGGCTCCGGCGCTGGTGGTGCCACATTGAAGATTGGCCGCTGGTCAGTTCGCAAGATAACCGCTACCGCCTAACCCCCACCCCCCCGCATACAGCTAACGAGTCTGTAGGTGGGGGAGGAGGAAACGGAACATGAAACGACATGGCAACCACTGAACAACAAATCTACAACGGCAACCGAGCCAAAGAAGTGCTTGAAAACGAGGCATTCATTGCAGCGTTTGAGGCCATAGAAAAAGAGGTAATCGAACAATGGAAGAGCAGCCCCGCAAGAGACAGTACCGGAAGAGAGTCCCTGTGGACATACCTCATGCTGCTGAAGAAGGTGCAGATGCACCTGACCACAACGCTGGAAACGGGCAAGTTGGCCCAGTTGGAGATCGCCCACCAGCAGTCGATGTTCGACAAGCTGAAGACTGGGTTCAATTCCTGGATCGAGTGAGCGCCTGCAAGCATCCCGGCTTGCGTCATGTGTACCACCCGAAGCCAGAGCAGGAAGTGATCCTGCGTGACAACGGCAATCTGAACGTGTTTGTTGGTGAGATCAAAGGCCAATTGAACACAAGCGAATTCATTGAAATTTAGGCTAGGCACTTAGCCATTCGCGTCCGCTGAGAAGCGCCGCAACCCCTCCTAGTGCCATGAGGTGGGGATTTAGACCGAGGTAAATATGGACACTCCTGCACAGGAATCCACTGGCCCGTTGAACGTAGACGGTGCAGCACAGGCTTTCAGCGCTTTGTTAGCCCCCCCAGAGGTGGTGGAAAAGAGCGCTGATGACCTGGAAAAGGAAGTCATAGCGGATTTGACCGAAGCGAAAGCAGAGGAAGAATCTCCCGCTGTAGAAGAGGCTCCAGCAGAGGAGGGTGAGGCTATCACCATCGAAGTCGATGGCAAGGAAGTCAAGCTGTCCAAGGCTGAATTGGCCGACTACTACAAGAACGGGCTACGACAGTCCGACTACACCAAGAAGACGATGGAAGTCGCTGAAACCCGCAAGGCGGCAGAAGCTGAAATCGCAAAGGCTCAAGCAGAGCGCACACAGTACCAAGCCAACTTGCAAAAGATGGCCGCACAACTGGAAGGCGCACTGCAAGAGCAGCAAAAGATCGATTGGCAGCAGTTGCTTGATTCTGATCCTGTGGAATACCTGAAACAGCAGCACCTCTTTCAACAGAGACAAGCCGCATTTCAGCAAAACCTACAGCAGCAGCAGTATCTGCAACAGCAGGCCCAGGCTGAACAGACCAAAGCGATGGAGTCATTCGTTCGCACGCAGCAGCAAGAACTCCTTGCCAAGTTGCCCGACTGGAAAGACCCCGCAAAGGCAGCAGCCGAAAAGCAGGCTTTGTCCAAGTACCTGCAAGAGCAGGGCTTTGAGCCAGAGGCTGTAGGAAACATCACAGATCACCGCGCAGTCATTCTCGGACGCAAAGCCATGCTTTACGACGCGATGATGAGCAAGGCCAATGCAGCAGCCAAGAAGGTTTCTGCGGCACCTCAGCGGGTGATCAAAAGCGGTACGGGCGAAGTCTCACGACCTGACGGACGCAGCGCAGCAATGCAGCGCTTGGGTAAGACAGGCCGGGTTGAAGACGCCGCCGCCGTATTCGCGCAATTTCTTTAATTCTTAACGTCGAGAGACGCTTGAAAGGAAGCAGACATGACTGCACCCACCAATACATTCCTCACTACCGCTGCAATCGGAAATCGCGAGGACCTCACGGACACAATCTACAGAATTTCACCCACGCAAACCCCCGTGCTGAACATGGCCGCCAAATCCAAGGCGACCAACACTTTGCACGAGTGGCAAGTGCAAGAACTGGCCTCGGCTGCTGACAATGCCCAGGCTGAAGGCGATGACCTGACCGCCAAGACTGTGACCGTGACTGTTCGCCTGAACAACCGCACACAGATCGCCGCAAAGAAGGTTGTAGTTTCTGGCACTCAACAAGCCATGAACCCTGCTGGCCGCAAGGACGAACTGGCATATCAACTGGCTTTGGCTTCTGCCGAAATCAAGCGCGATATGGAATTCGGCCTGACCCAGAATGACGTTTCCGCAACTGCTCCCCGCAAGTCTCGCGGCCTGCGTGGCTGGTGTGTGGACAACGTGAACCGCAACGGCGGCACTTTGGCTTCTTACACCGGCAACACTGGCTACAGCACTGGTACTCAACGTGCCTTTACTGAGTCGCAAGTGAAAGACGTGCTGCAGCAAATCTTCACCAACGGTGGCGAGCCTGACACGCTGATGATGCCTCCTACTGCGAAGCAGACATTCTCCGGTTTTACTGGTAATGCCACTCGCATGGACAAGTCTGAAGATGCCAAGCTCTATGCGTCGGTTGACTTCTACGTGTCCGACTTCGGCACGCTGCAAGCCATCCCCAATCGCTTCCAAGCTACCCGCGAAGCCTTCGTGCTGCAGTCCGATAAGTTGGCTGTTGCCTACCTGCGTCCGTTCCAGACCGTGGAACTGGCAAAAACTGGTGATGCCGAGCAGCGCGAAATCCTGGTGGAATACTGCCTCGAAGCCCGCGCCCCCAAGGCATTGGGTGCGATTTACGATCTTTCCTAAACCCTGATTGAGTAACGGGGTGGGCCACAAGCCTGCCCCCTCAAATCTACTTAACAAGGAAAAATCATGGCTGTAAATCTGAAGCAAAACGCGGATATGTCCGCAGGCTTGCAGGGCACGGATGCTGATGACGGTGGTTTCATCGTTGTCACTCTGCCTTGGTCTGCAATCACCAACACCACAGGCGCATTCCTGACTGTCAGCGGCCCCGTTATGGCCCGTCGCATGATCGTGAAGGACATTCGCCACGTGGTTGATACCACTGCAACCAATGCAGTGACAGCAACGCTCTACAAGGCTGCATCCGGCACTGCGCTGGGTTCTGGTACTGCTCTGCACTCCGGTACTGCATCTTTGCAAGCAACTGCCGCAACGCCTGTCACGCTCACTCTATCCGCTACTGCAAGCGTATTGGATGTGGCTGCAGGTTCGCGTATTGGATTCGTGATCAGTGGCGCTCCTGGTGCTGCTGGCGTGGGTTCGTTTACCGTGACTTTGGCACCCGCCTAAGTTAAAATTTGAGCACCACTCAATAAATGGTTTGGGGTGAAAGACCCCTCTATTTATCAACTCTTAACGCAGTGATTGCGCTGGAGACAATATGGCTCAAATCTTCGGCGGCGGTTTCGTAACTGTCGTATCCACTGGCGTATCGCTCGCCACATCCGGCACCTCTGCCAGCGCAACAATCCCCAACGATTCATCGGGCCGAATCCCGAACTACATCCGCGTTGCAGCTACGGCTCCCGCTTGTGTGCGCATTGGTCAAACCTCTGCAACGGCTGTCACCACTGACATGCAAGTGCAGCCAGGTGATGCAGTGATTCTTGCTGTGCCCAAGGGCTACGACAAGGTGGCTGCCATTCAAGTATCTGCCGCTGGTGTTGTGCAGGTTTCTCCGCTGGAGAACAGCTAATGCAGTCGGTAATCGATCACGGCAATGGAGTGAAGTCCATCATTGCATTGCAAGATGGTGCATTGGTTACCGGTACTTCACAAGACTGCACGGCCATCGTTGACCATGTGAAAGCCCTTCGCAATGAGGGATTCCACGGCTCCAGTGAAATGCGCCTCGCCGCTTCTGTCCCCTTTGTTGTTGTGGAGAAATACTGCAACGACAAGGGCATCACGTTTCGAGAGTTCTCCGCGAATGAAGTCCACAAGATTGCGTTCCTGAACGATCCCGACTATCGGGCGCTCAGAGTATGGGAAGGGCGCGTATGAGCCTCGCTACCTACTCTGATCTGAAAACGTCCGTCGCAAACTTCATGCATCGGTCTGATCTGACCGCCATGATTCCCGATTTCATCCGCATGGCAGAAAGCAATCTGTCGGCTGACATCGTGGCCCGTTCCATGGACACCAAGACCACGCTGACCACAGTGGCCGGGACGAACACCGTCGCACTGCCCACAGACATGGTGGACATGCGCCGCTTGCAGCTACTGTCGAGCTACAACACCGTTCTAAAGTACGTTTCCCCTGACGAACTGAGCGCGGACTACAACACCAATCTAACGGGTGTACCCCAGGTCTTTGCGATTGTTGGCGGGAATATCGAACTCGGCCCCATCCCTGATGCGGCGTACTCGTTGGAGTTGACCTACAAGCAACGTATCCCCGCTTTGTCGGACTCCAATACAACCAACTGGCTTCTGACCGCTTGGCCTGATGCGTACCTGTATGGAACATTGGTAGCTGCGCGGGTTTATATCTTGGACGAGGCAAAAGTCCCCATGTTCCAAGCGCTCTACAAAGAGGCCGTGCAGAACATCAACAGCGTGGACTGGTACTCCGGTAGCACCATGCGCGTGAAAGCCCGGTAATGGACAAGTTCCTAGGTTTCACTCCAGACGCCGACCCCACGGTTCCCGGTGTGATCACGTCCTGCACAAACCTGATCCCCTACGTCAACGGGATGAAAGGCGCACCGTCTGCATCCACTCCCGCATCCACTCCCGCACTGGCTGCAGCGTGCCAAGGTGCTGCGGTAGTCACCCGCTTGGATGACACACGCCGCATTCTGGCTGGGACTCAGACAAAGCTGTATGAACTGATTGCCGGTGCATGGTCTGATCTGTCCGGTGCGGTGTATGCCGGTGGTGTGGATACGCGGTGGTCATTCGCCCAGTTCGGAAATTCCACCGTAGCGGCAAACTTGGCAGACACCATCCAACGATCTACTTCTTCTGGCGGTGCGTTTGCAGCGATTGCAACAGCCCCCAAAGCCAAGATTGTGTTCACAGTGGGCGCATTTGTCATGGCCTTGAACACGGTGGATGGGACTTACGGAACATCACCGAACCGCTGGTGGTGCTGTGCGTCCTACGACGAAACAAGCTGGACGCCTTCTGTAACGACTTTGGCGACTACTGGACAGTTGGTGTCAACTCAAGGCCAGATCGTAGCTGGAGGCCGTTTGGGTGAATATGCGGTGGCCTATAAAGACACAGCCATCTATGTCGGTCAATTTGTCGGCGCTCCCGCTGTATGGGATTGGATTCAAGTCCCTGGTGGGCAGGCTGGTTGTGTTGGGCAGGATGCCTGGTGCGATATTGGCGGTGCCCACTTCATCATCGGCCAAGACAATATTTGGGTGTTTGATGGCTCTCGCCCTGAGCCTATCGGCGTGGGGCAGATGCGCCAATGGTTCTACGACAACTCCAACCCTTCGTATCGGTACAAGACCCAGTGCGTCTTTGACCGGCAAAATAATCTGGTGTGGGCTTTCTACTGCTCTAACGGCTCAACATCTCCAGATCAGGCCATTGTTTATCACACGCTCACAAAACAATGGGGATGCGCAACGCTCTCGATTGAGTCGGTGCTGAACTACATCTCGTCAGGCGTCACGATTGATGGCCTGAGTTCGCTCAGTTCCACCATTGACGGTCTTTCTGGGTACTCGTTTGACTCACAGTTCTGGCTGGCTGGTGGGCGGGCTTTGTCCACCATCAACACCTCGCATCAACTCCAGTTGCTGACGGGTGTTTCATCCTCTTCCTCGTTTACCACTGGGGATGCAGGTGACGATGACCGAGTAAGTCTGCTTTCTCGCATCCGACTCCGGTATGCGCCCGGCTATTCACCGGCTTCTGCGACTGTTTCGACTTTCACCAAGATGGTGGAGGGTGATGCGCTTGTCTCGGTTGTCTCCGGTGCGGCAATGAATGACGGGAAATTTGACGTTCTCCAGTCTGGACGCTTCCACCGTGCCACGTTCAATTTCACAGGTGATGTGCGCGTGTTGGCGATGGGTGCTGTGATCACCCCAGAGGGTGAGGCATGAAGCTCAACGTCACGCCCCGCGTTAATGTGGACGCAGAAACCGCCCGCTGGTACAGAGATGTAGCCCAGCAGGTCAATGCACTGTCTGAGGGCCGTCTAGTGGCTTTCTACACGGCAGCAACTGCAGCCCCTACTACGGGCACTTGGAATAAAGGCGACTTTCTACTAAACAGCAACCCAACAGAAGCGGGCACGGCTGGTAGTAAGTATCTGGTACATGGCTGGCGCTGCACTGTCGCTGGCACACCTGGCACATGGCTTCAGTGTCGTTATCTCACAGGGAATTGATATGGCAGACACCTACAACCTCGGATTTGGCGGGATGAACCCGTATACACAGGGCGCAGTTAATTCGACCATGCAAGACATGGCGAACAACTACAACCTGATCAACCGCCCGCAGCAAGAGAATGCCATGGTGAACTCGGGTTCATTTGGTAACTCTGGCCTGCAGCAAATGCGCCAGCAGGACGATCAGAATCAGTTGAAATCGATGGGCAATGTCGCTGCGAACATGCAGAACAACGCCTATCTTGGACAACAGCAATTTGGCTTGCAGGCTCAGAACCAACTCTACAACCAGCAGATGGGCAACCAGCAGTTTGGCTTGCAGCAGAACGCGCAGGACTTCAATCAAGGTCTTGCGTCCAATCAGAACGCCTACAACCAAAACATGGGATGGGCCAACTATGGGTTGGGCGCGCAGAACCAAGCGTTTAACCAAGACTTCCAGAATCGCAACTTTGACGCTAACCAGTATTGGACAGGTCAGAACTTCGATGCTGGTCAGTACAACACCTCGTTCAACCAGCAACAACAGCAGTTGCAGAACTACATGGCACTGATGAACCAAGCAAATACGTTTGGTCAGCAGGACATTACCGACGGGACGAACGTGCAGAACGCGCCTTTGGACTACTTCAACCAGTTCAACAACATGGCGAACTCTATCGGCGGTTTTGGTGGAACTTCTACTAGCACCCAAGCATTGCCTGGTAATCAGTTGCTTGGAGCTTTGGGCGGCTGGTCTCTTGGCTCTTCTATTGCGAAGGGTTAATCATGGCACTTTATTGGAACTCCAAATACAGCGCTTTCATGGACAGCGATGGGAACCTGTACGGAGGCTCCAGCGGTTCTTATCCTGCACCTCCAGCCGGACAAGAACTCATTGGAAAGCCACAGTCCGAAGCAGACAGGATCGCTGCAGTCAAAGCAGCGGAGGCTGCGGCATACGCTGCGCCTCATCCAGACGGTTATTACTGGGGCGGGAATTCAACTTTTGATCCTGAAAACCGCTTTGTCACTGACTCTTCCAATGGAAAGTGGCTTGACCCGTCAGCAGTCAACTCTGGATTCGGTGGTATTTTGGGGGCGGTTGGCGGCGCTGTAAATAGCATCGGAAGTGCCATAACTACTCCAGTTGGAGAGGTTGGCGAAGCATTGCGCCCATACGCTCCCGCGATCATCGGCGGCATTGCTGGATATGGAGCATTGGGCGCTGCGGGGCTATTGGGTGGTGCTACTGGTAGTGCGGCTGCCCCTGCTGTGATCGACGCATCTGGCGGCTTGATCGGTGGAGAGGTTGCATCTGGTGCCGTTGCGTCGACTCCTGTAACTGGTGGGCTGGTTGGCGGGTGGACTCCGATTGCTTCTGGTGCTGCGGCTGGAACTGCTGCCGCAGCAAGTGGCGCAACTACGCCTGCCGCCACTTCTTCAGCGACAAATTCTGTATTGGCAGACTCTGCCGCAAATTCCCCAGGCTACGGCGCAAGTTCTGCCGGTGCCGGATTAAATGCCACTCAAGGTGTAGGAGGTGCTATGACACTAAGCGATGTTTTGGACGCGGCAAAGACCTATGCGCCGTTGATTGGTGCAGTTGCTGGCGCTGCTGGCTCTGGCAGTTCTTCTACCTCGACAACGGCCAATAAAGACCCTTGGGCACCCGCTCAAGCGTGGATGAAAGCCAATCTAGGGTTTGGTCAGGACTTGCAAGCCAAATACGCTGCAAACCCGTTCTCGCAGTTCCAGCAACAGGCATACAACAACAGCGCGAATCTGGGTAATCAGTTCCGCAGTTCCGTGAACGGTCTGATTCCTCAAATGAACAACTGGAAGCCGTACCAACGCACTCCACAAAGCCAGACAGTCACTCCGTTGAACTTGGGGTTGTCTAGCCTTGGTTCTACTTCCAAACCATTCTAAGGAGCCTGAATCATGGCAGGTCTACTTGATCTATTCGACAACGGTGATGCGCAGCTAGGCTTAGGTCTATTGGCTGCTGCTGCTCCACGTGCTGACGGTGCGGGGTTTGGCACACGTTTGATGGAGGGTGTGCAGAGTGCGCAAGCATGGAAGCAGCAGAAGCAAAAAGACGCCTACATGCAGACGCTGATGGATGCTCAAAAGTCTGAGATTGAGCAGCGCAAGCTGAAGGCGCAGCAAGAGCAGATGGCAATTGATTTGGCTAACCGCAAGCAAGCGGCTTTGGCTAATATTTTCCAGCCTGCAAGCAATGGCACACCTGCTTTGAATGTTGATTCCACGTTGCCGCCTGAGATGCGTACTGGCCTACCGTCACAGCCTGCGGTGCCTTCTCGTCAAGCATCGATCAATGTTCCTCTAGCGCTTGCAAATGGCTATACGGCAAAAGAAGTGGCAGAGCTAGATGCATTGCGCAACATCGGCCAAAACAAGGTTGCTCGTGTCGTTAAGGGCAAGGGGACTGAGGGGAAAGAGTACGAGTACCAAGTTGATGACTACGGTAATAAAGTCGGCTCTGGGTTTGAGCAGTACAAAGCGCCATTGATGCAAGATTTGGGCGGCAATGTGTCGGCACTTGATCCTTACACACTGAAGCCAATTACATCTTTGCAAAAGACGATGACATTCGCAGACAAGAATGCCGCTGGCAATCTTTCTATCGCTCGGCAGCGTTTGAGTTGGGATATGAACGGAGGTGGCGAGGGCGGTGCGGTTCAAGCTGGACTCAACAAGCAGTTTGGGAAGGCCCCGACTGGCTATCGATGGAAAGCTGATGGCTCAATGGAAGTTATCCCCGGCGGCCCAACAGACCAGAAAGCGCAAGCTGCGTCCGGAATTAAAGCCGCTGGCGCTTCTGATGTTGACTCGGCCATTGCAGTTTTGCGCGACTCTTACGATAGGCTTGAATCTGGCGGCGGCATAACCAGCACCAAAAATGGCGCATTGAGCAACGCATTGTCTTCAATTTCAAGCTCTGGCGTAGGGAATGCTTTTGGCAAGACCTTTGGCACAAGCAATCAATCCGCGCGCAACGACATAGCGATGACGCGACCTGCCCTGCTTGCAGCGATGATGAAGGCCACAGGCATGTCGGCAAAGCAAATGGACTCAAACGCAGAGTTGAAAATGTGGATGGCAACAGCTACAGACCCAACCCTTGACGTTGAATCTAACCGCAGGGCACTGGACAACATAGAGCGCAAGTACCTGTCAGCTGGGAAGTCAGCAGACCAGCCATCTGATAAGCCAGCAATGGACGCCATGCCTCCTGCATCGCAGCATAAAGGCCGCACCATACGCGACACCGTAACTGGGAAGACACTTACCTCTGATGGTTTGGTTTGGAAATAAGGGGCTTAACATGGCATATGAGTTTGTTGATAAGCCAGCCAGCAGGTACGAATTTGTTGATGCGCCAAAAACCACCTTCACTGAAGATGTGAAGCAAGGTGCAGGCAACACGCTGGCTGGCCTGGTGCGCGGTGCTGGCTCGATTGGCGCAACGATATTGGCCCCTTGGGATGTGGCAAAGGACGCTATTAACGGAAAGGGTTTGTCGCTTGAATCAAACCGCCAGCGCCGTGCGGACATGGATGCTGCCTTGCAGACAATGGGCGCAGAAACCGATTCTTTTGGCTATGGCGCTGGCAAGCTGACTGGTGAAGTGCTTGGCACTGCTGGGGCGGGGGGCGCTCTTGCAAACGGCACCCGCATGGGTCTAGCTATGGCGGGGAAGTCTGTTCCTGCTGCTGTTGACCCACTTCTGTCTGCAATTTCCACTGGTGGATTTTCAACAGGCTCCAAAGTTGCTACCGGACTATCCCCATTCTTGAAAGATCAGGGCATTCGCGCACTAGGTGGTGCGGTGTCTGGCGGTGCCTCTACTGGCTTGGTTAATCCAGAGGACGCTGGTGCGGGTCTGCTTATTGGTGGCGCATTGCCTGGGATTGTAAAAGTTGCTGGCGAGGCTGGAAAACTAACAGGACGCGCTGCAGCTTCTGTGGCTAAAAACACTTTGGGCATGGCTACCGGAGCCGGGGCCGAAACAATCGGCACGGCGTACCGCGCAGGCAAAGAGGGTGGCACTAGCTTTCTGGACAACATGCGCGGGAATGTCCCCATGACTGATGTTTTGGACAGCGCAAAAGAAGCTCTTTCCAAGATGCGTATCGAGCGTGGAAACCAGTACCGCAGTGGCATGGTTGACATCGCCAATGACAAATCTGTGATCGACTTCACTCCGATTGAAAAGGCTGTCGATTCATTGAAAACAATGGGCAGTTTCAAAGGCCAAGTTATCAACAAAAACGCAGCCGGAACGGTTGACGAAGTTGCAGGACTTGTGAACCAATGGAAGAGCCTAAACCCGGCTGAGTACCACACACCTGAAGGGCTGGACGCGCTCAAAAAAGCTATTGGCGACGTGCGGGACGCTACCCAGTTTGGCACCCCTGGACGCAAGGCGGCAGACACCGCTTACAACGCTGTAAAAGCGCAGATTGACATGCAAGCCCCAACGTATGCCAAAGTGATGCGCGATTACAGCAAGGCAAGCGACACTTTGACCGAAATTGAAAAGGCACTTTCTCTTGGCAATAAGGCTGCTGCGGATACGTCCATGCGCAAGCTGCAAAGCCTGATGCGTAACAACGTAAACGCCAACTACGGCAACCGGCTGAATTTGGCGAACACGCTTGAGGGCAATGGTGCTGACATTCTCCCTGCTGTGGCTGGGCAGGCCGCTTCATCTTTTACCCCTCGAGGACTTCAAGGATTGGCGGCTACTGGTGCTGGGCTTGCAAGCCTGGCAAACCCGTTGACACTTGCTGCGTTGCCTTTTGCATCTCCCAGACTTATGGGTGAGGCTGCGTATGGATTGGGTGCTTTACGGCGCGGTACAGGTCTTTTGGCTGGCAAGGCTGGTGCTGGCGCTAATCAAGTTCTGCAACGCACCCCTATGGGTTTGCTGGATATGGAGCAGTTCTCCCCATTGCTATCCACTGCGCCGGTTATTTCCGCTTCGCAAAGATAAGTCCCCATAAGAAAGCAAGCGTTGCAAAAACAACGAGCTTCCAAAGCATGTAATCGGTGATACCCATCGTCCGAATATAGCCGCATTCACTTAAAATTCAACCACTTAACGTCGAGATGACGCTGGAGAAAAGACCATGCCCATGCCGAGCGCAATAACGGATCTGTCAACCACGGCAGCTTCCAACTATCCCCAGGGCACAGACAGCCCATCCACCCTAGACGATACACAGCGTGCCCACGGTGCGTTTATCCGTCAACTCCACACCGGAGCAGTTCCAACCACTGCAAACGTCACTGCGGGGACGATTGATGGGGCAACGGTAGGGGCAACGACTCCGAGTACCGGCAAGTTCACGACTTTGCAGGCTACCAGTGGCTTGAACTCCACGGCGGTAGGTAACACCACCCCCAGCACAGGCGCGTTTA